TAGGTCTATGCATTTGTGACCGACAATTGATAGGTATTCATCGCTGTATTGATTTTTTTGAACGACAGTATACTGGTTCGGGTAAGCGAGCCGTTGCCTGTTGCCAGGTCTTCCACGATGTCCCTTCATGTGCTAGGGATATCGGTCGCTCCTTCTTCCAATTCAACAGTATTCTGTGAGCAATTCTCAGATCCAAATCAGAGTTTTGCCCCCAGGGTCCTGTGGGAGCGCCGATGCCTCCAAGCCATTCGGGCATGTACCATGGAAGCCTGGATTTGGTCAGCAATTCGCGATGATGATGTAAGTATTGTCTCATCGCCGCGTGATGGAGATGGGGAGGACAGAGACGGAGCAGTTCCCTGCTTCGGGTCCCTATGCTACTGCGGGGGTCGGCTTGGTCGTTGAGACTTACGCCACCCTGAGATCGCTTCATTCCTAGAAGCAGTCCCGCATTAACATAGCCAGTAAGCTTGAGTCGTGTCATTCGATGACTGACTCTTTGCCCTTTGACCTCGATTTCGAATTCCGGTACCCGTGTGAAACTTGTAGAGTTAATCTCAACAAATTCACGCGAGCAGTAGGTTTTCCCTATCGATTCTTCTAGTCCGCCGAATCTTGTGATTCGTCCCCATAATTTGTAACCTATGTTCCTTTTTGTGCGAATGGCGACGTCGTCACCATTCACCATCATTTTAGCGTCTTTGAGTGTGTAAGTGCGACACTCGGCTACTTCGATGGCCCAACGTGACATTGCTGCGTTGGCAATACACAAGATAGGAAAACTGGTTACGGAACCCATCAACTGACCATTTGCCTGGAATTTCGCATTGCTGAATAGATGCCCTGTGAGAGACTGTATGTAGAGGTGTGTTTCGATCTTTGAAAGATCTAGACATGCCGCTATTTGCAGTGCTATCGTTTCTGAAACCCATGATTTTAGATTGTTGGTTGCGTCTTTGTAGTCACCAGAGATATATTCTTCATCGTCTTCGAGTTTAATCCCGAGTCGTTCAAGCATATATTGTTCAGTGACTGGCGCACCAATAAGATGAAAACATGGATGTCTTCTTAGAACACTGTGAGTTTTTCTCCACAGGTTCCGGAGGACAGTTTGTTGAAACGGTGGCATTTTGGTTATCATTCGAATTTTTAGCGCCTCTGCGAGCGAGACGGGTTCAACCGTCGGT